TTTGACCGAGAGGCAGAGCTTGCCCAGCTAGGCCCGAATGCGGAAGAGATCATTGCCGGGCATGTGAAATGGGCGAACAGTTTAGTCGAGCGTGGCGTGTGGACGGCAGACGATTTTGAAGAGTTCAAAGTGATGGGCGGCACGGCGTCGGGCATCCGCGCGTTGACGAGATTGCGCCAGTATTACGGCGAGAAAACGATCCCCGTGAATGCAACACCCGATGGAGCCGACACCCCGACACAAGACGAGTTGCAGCAAATGGTTGCCTCGCCCGAGTACCAAACTAATCCGGCATATCGGAACAAGGTCTATAAAATGTTCGAGACTGTTTATGCCAAAGACGGGCACTCTCCCGGCATCGGCTAGCCCCTTCCTCCCTGCCCACCGTGGCAAACTGACCCGGCCATTGTGCCGGGTCTTTTTTGTCCCAAGTCGAAACGGTATGGATTGACTTATTGGAAAATATGTGGTTCAGTTTTTGCGACCCTACTCCATTTGGAACGGTCTGCGGCGCTCTAGCGCAAGTCTTAGGCCGGGCATACCGCCCCTAACCGCAGACGATTTCCCTTAACCCATCGGAGTAGGTATTATGGCTGTCAGCTTAAGTCAGAATTTCGTAAAGCTCTTCGAGGCAGAGGTCCACCAAGCTTACCAAAGCGTGCAGAAGCTCGCTGGTACTTGTCGGACTCGAACTGGCGTCGTTGGCTCTACGGTTCAATTCCCAAAAATCGGTGCCGGTCAAGCGACCGTGCATATTCCATCGACTAACGTGAGCGCTCTAAACGTCACGCACTCAAACGTGACCGCAACCTTGAGCGATTTCGTAGCGCCGGAATACACCAGTATTTTCGATCAGCAAAAAGTCAACTACGACGAGCGGTCGGAGTTGGTGCAAGTGGTCTCCAACGCCATCGGACGCCGCGCAGATCAGATCAAGCTCGACGCACTGGCTGCGGCATCGTCGCCTCAGACCGTTGCGAACAGCATCGGCGGATCAAACACGAATATCAATTTTGCTAAAATTCGTGAATCCGCGAAATTGCTCAACACCAAGAACGTCCCGGCGTCGGACCGTTACATGGTCATCCACGCAAACGGTCTCGCTAATCTGTTGAGCGAAGAGCAAGCCACTAGCGCAGATTATGTCGCCGCCAAGGCTTTACTTGATGGGTCAATTAATTCGTACATGGGATTCAAGTTCATCGTACTTGGTGACATGGACGAGGGCGGGCTTGCTGTCGACGGCTCAAGCGACCGGACGTGCTTTGCGTTCCATAAAAGTGCGCTTGGATACGCCGAAGGCATCGGCATCAAAACGGAAATTAACTATGTGCCCGAAAAGGCAGCATGGTTGACGAACTGCATGATATCGGCTGGCGCAGTTGCGGTCGATGATTCCGGGATTGTCAAAATTACAGCCCGCGAAAGCTAGGAGAGATAATCATGGCTTATAGTGCAACAGGCTTAAATCTTATCGGTGGCGGAAACAAAGCCGGTAATGCTCCACAGATATGGTCTTACTCAAGCACCGATGCTCAGTCGGTGGTGAGAGCGGCGGGCTACTTTAATTCCGCCTCTGATCTTTTAAAGGTCAACGACGTTATCCTCGTCGCCTCGGCGACTGGCGGCACTCCGGTGCTGACGTGGTCATATGTTAATGCGAACGCGAGCGGCGTTGTCGACACCGTCGATGGTCTCACCATTACGGCGACCGACTCCGACTAATCCCACCGCCAGCGGTTCGCCGTTGGTAAACCCTTGGGGGGCTGGCTCTTCCACCGGCCCCCCACCTTTGGGATAAAAAATGGCAACGAACGACACCGAGGTGACGATCTGCTCGCACAGTCTCCAGCTACTTGGAGAAGCTGCGATTTCTTCATTTGCAGATGGGACCACCGCCGCAAATCTCTGCGCGGAACTTTACCCCAACACCAGAGACAGTCTTTTAATACAATACCCGTGGTCGTGGTCGATCAAGAAACAAGACCTAGCGCGCTCCGCAACGGCACCGGTCAACGAATTTAGTTTCGCGTACCCCATGCCGAGCGACTCCTTAACGGGCATACCGCGCGCGGTTTTTAATTCGAGCGACGTGGGTGCAACCCCGATTACTTCCGGCTGGGAATTATACGAGAAAGCAATTCTTACCGATCAAGCAAACATCACCATCGACTATCAATTCCAGCCGTTAGAGGCAGAGATGCCCACGTATTTTGTGCAGTTGCTGAAGTACGTGATGGCAATGCACTTGGCCGAGCCGGTAACGGATCAAACGCAAAAAGCCGTGTACTTTGAAAAGCTAGCCTATGGCACTGCGGCAGAGGGCGGGCGCGGTGGATACTTCCGGCAAGCGGCTGCGGTTGACGGCATGGGTAGCGGCACGTCGTTTATACAAGACTTCCCGCTTATCGACACAAGACTGACGCTTGCATGACGAGGGTCATTAAAGTTCAAACCAATTTTGCGGTCGGTGAGATTAATCCCGAGCTGCGCGGGCGTATCGATCTGCGCCAATATGAAAGTGCGCTAGAGCGGGCGCGGAATGTCATTTGCAAACCGCAAGGATCAATCGAACGTCGACCGGGGCTAAAGTTTTGCTTTGCGATTCCGGCAGCGGCGACACCGGAGAATGGCGTTAGATTGGTGCCATTCACTTTCTCGACGACGCAGACCTATATGCTGCTTTTTAGTGGCACGCGCATGTATGTCTTCCGCGAAGGCGGCACGCAAGTAACGAACATTAACGGCACCGGAAACGATTTCCTCGATGTGTCGTCGAGTGTGAGCGGTGTCACCGATGGAGTGACCAGCACACGCATTGCTAATCTCTGGTATACGCAATCTGCTGACACGTTGCTCTTGTTTGAGGAAACGATGACGCCGCTCAAGATCGTGCGCGGTAGTGATCACAATCTGTGGACGGTGTCGGATTTGGCTTTTGGGTTTGTGCCCAAGTTTGCATTCACGCTGACAGAGACCTCGCCAGCTTCGACCTTAACGCCGAGCGCGGTAGACGGGTCGATCACTCTGACAGCAAGCGCCGCGACGTGGCACGACGGCGACAGCGGTACAGCGCAAGCCGGTGCGTCAACAACGATCACGCTAAGATCGGGTGCGCTGGCGACAGACGACATCTACATCGGTGCGACTGTGCGGATTACTGGCGGCACTGGCAGCGGTCAGAGCCGTGTCATCTCCGATTACGTCGGATCAAGTAAAATTGCGACGGTGGCAAGCGCGTGGTCGATTACGCCAGACAACACGTCGACCTACACCGTGAGCAGTGTCGTCGAGCAGTTTGTCGAGAACACTAACAATTTTGGACGAGCGCGCATTGTGTCGTTCACGTCGTCGACAGTGGTCGAGGCGACGGTTGATATCCCATTCTTTAACACCGACGCGATATCATCGGGCAACTGGATTTTAGAAACGGGGTATGAAGACGCATGGTCAAGCACGCGCGGATGGCCGCGCAGTGCAACATTCCATGAAGGCAGATTGCTTGTTGGTGGCGCGCAGAATTTACCGACGACAATCTGGGGCTCGCGGGTCGGGCAGTTTTTTGATTTTGATCCGGGGCAGTCGCTCGACGACGAGGGGCTGGAAGCGACGATTGACACCGACCAAGTCAATGCGATTGTCGGCGTTTTCTCCGGTCGTGATTTCCAAGTGTTCACGACTGGCACCGAGTTCGTTGTCCCGCAATTGGACGGCGAGCCGCTGACGCCACTCAACTTTATATTTAAGCCATCAACGCGCCGGGGCTCATCGGCGGGCACCCGACCGGTGTCAACGGAAGGCGGCACTCTATACCTACAGCGTGGCGGCAAGGCGATCCGCGAGTTTTTATTCTCGGACATTGAAGGCAGCTACATAAGCAATGACATCTCAATGCTGTCGTCGCATTTGTTGCAGTCACCATCACGCATGGCAATGCGTCGCGGAACCAATGTCGACGAGGGCGATCTGTTGCACATCGTGAATGCGGGCGATGGCAGTATGGCAGCGTTCTCAATCCTA